CGTTATCCATGGCACGGACTACATGCGGGATGTCAGCCTTTAGCTTCTCATAGTCGAAGGTTGCTGCATCTCCGCTTTGGATGCCATTCTGCTTGACGTACTTAACGAGGTTAAAGCTACCAAGGAGACATGCGCCATTAGGTGGTAGGGGCTGTTCGCCACAAGGGTTGGTGGCTGCAATGGTCTCACAGTAGTGCAGGTTGTTCTTCTGGTTGATACGGTCGATGAAGAGGATGCCCGGTTCAGCCCAGTCCCATGTTGAGCGTAAGATGTCATCCCAAAGCGCTGAAGCACTCACAGTGCGGTAGACCTGACCATCGAACACTAAGTCGAAGTCGGCGTCATCCTTGACTGCCTGCATGAACTCATCTGTCACACCCACGCTCATGTTAAACTGTGTCAGCTCTGTGCTGTTATTCTTTGCACGGATGAATGTCTCGATGTCAGGGTGGTCTACACGCAGCACGGCCATCTGTGCGCCTCTACGGTGGCCTGCTGAGGCGATAGTCTTACACACAGCATCAAAGATGCCCATGAAACTCATAGGGCCAGAGCTTTTACTGTCGAGGGAGCGGATGAGGGAGCCATGGGGGCGCAGGGTGCTGAAGTCATACCCGATACCACCGCCTAGCTGCATGGTCTTAGCTGCGTTTGCTGCTGCTTCCATGATGCCTGTCATACTGTCTTCAATCGTCATGGACACAAAGCAGTTGTATGGTGTCACTCGCCGGGGAGCGCCCATAGCACTTTGGACACGGCCAGCTGGTAGGAATGCCATGTTGTAGAGGATTTTGCGGAAGGCATCGAAGTGCTCCTCTCCATCCTTCAGTGCATCAGCTACACGGGTCATGGCTTCCTTGAAGGTCTCACCAACTGACCTGTACTTCATCTGGTGGATTTCCTCAGAGATACCAATGGTTGGCCCATAGATAGCTGTGCTGTTCATCATATTCATAGTTCGTTTCCCTCAATTTGGTTTATACGCATCTCGCAGTAGCGGATGGCTTTCTTTAGATCGGTGATTTCTGATTGTTCTGCTGTCTGATTGGGGTAGGCTTTGGACCCGGCTCTGACTGCATATTTTACTATGTTGCCTATGTGGAAAGGCAGCTTGTTAGTCATAATGAATGTGATTGGTTCAATGACGTACTGTGTGTAGTGCTTAGGCTTCACAACGATGTCTTCATTTTCCATCATCTGTCTCCCAATACAGCCCTGCTTTGACCAGAGACACGAAGCCTACGTTAAAGATGGCAGCAAAAGTCTCAGGACTGCACTCTACTTGCAGTGTGGCACTCCCATCCTCGTGCTCTTGAACGTCTGTCACTTTGACCTGATCGTTATTATTCTCCATCGGCTAACATCCTTCCGATCACTTCACGGTCCGACACGATGTACATCTTAGAGCCAGCAGCCCCACCGCCGTGTGTTGAGACTTCGGTAAGTGCACCCTCACCAACCAGCTTACGGGTCATGTAATAAACGCAGTTCCTACCGTTATTCTCTAGGAGAGCTTCAAGGGTAAACTCACGGCCATATGTGTAGTCGTAAAACCACCGCAGCATAGAGCGTCTGGCGCTCTTCTTCAGCGGCTTCTTGACTGTAGCCCAATCACCAGTACGCTTGTCTGCCAGAGACAGATACGAGCGGTCTATTTGGCTCTCATGGCGAAGCATGGCTTGCCCCAGCATGAACTCCTGCTCATCGTTCAGTTTGCACTTGAATGCGATACTCATATTCATCTTGTTGGCTCCCATAGTTTTACTGCCCCTGCATCATCATCCCAGTCCGTGTGGCGTAGGATTCGAGCAAGACGCGCTTGGGTCAGCGCGTAGTCAGCATCTAGTTTCTGCTTTTGATATGCGGCGACCACAGCATTCCATGTCGGATGTGTGCCCAGCGCCTTTGCTGCTGTCTTTGGACCCATGGTAGGACACCCGGCATAGCCATCAGTTGGGTCTCCCGTCAGGGTCTGTGTGAGGAAGTACCCGTCAGCCTCAGATTGGCTAATAGTCATCCTCTCGTTACTCTGAGGCCTGTAGAGCTTACATGGGATACTCTTCATGTCCTTATCGTCAGACACGATGATGGCCTTAGTGCCGGGGATTGACCCCATGATGCCCATGACATCATCAGCCTCCAGCTCATCGACTAACACATAGTCCCAAGTCTCTTTGACCCACTCGACCATAGCTGAGTAGCCCACAGGCTTGCGTGTCTTCTTTCGAGCTGCCTTGTAGGTAGGCTCTACTCCCCGGCGAAAGTTCTTGGAGCCTGAGAGCGTGATGACAACATCGTTTGCATTGAGTGCCTGCTTGAACCCATCGACCATAGAGTTAAACACCCGCTTGGCTGCTGACAGGTCAGTCGATAGTGACCATATGTCATCACCCCAGTCGGTCTCTTCTTCCACGCTTGTGGCGGCTCTAAAGAGATATAGGTCTCCGTCAATCAGCAGGGTGGGTTGGCTGTAAGATTTCTTTAAGGACATCATCGATGTCTCCTTTTACTTCCATACCGACCTCTGTGATGCACCATCGGCGTCCCCAGCTATCGGTCTCTACTTTTGTTGTGATGAAGCCCTCAGAGGCCGCTATGGCAACGTGCAGTGCCCCATCTCGAGCGAAGTCAGACTTCACGGTGAAAGGGTTACGCCATGCGCGGTCTAAGACGATGTAAAGAGACACAAGGTTCTCTATGTATTCATCGACTTCAGTGGGTCTCAAGCCAATTTCTTCCCACGGTATGCTCTGCGGCAATGGGGATTTTAAGGTTGAGAGTGCGGCCTGCTTCTTCCGCCATTCGTCTAGCGATATTACCGACATCTTCTGCTACTGCCTCGTTCTTACAGGCGACTTGGATTTCGTCATGAATCCATCCCACTATGTAGGCATCGTCACCATGCTGTTTCTTGATTTCGTCATAGGTGAGTAGCACCCACCACTTACTGACTAGGCTCCCGCAGCTCTGTAGTAGCTGTGAGAGACACCTGTGCTCTGACCTGATCTTGAGCTTACGCCCGTCACAGGTCTTGATGTATCCACGAGCATAGGCTGCTTTTAGGTTCTTCATTAGAGTTGCAAAGGCTGGCACAGACTTAAAGAATTGCTCTTTGAGCTGTTTGCCTTTGGCTCTGCCGCCGCCTGCAATTTCACCCACACGCATGTCACCTCCTCCATAGTTTATGGAATAAATGAGCGTCTTGGCTGTAGAGCGGTCAGTACCGAAGGCTTCTGCATTATAGCTGTGGATGTCACCTTCTAGTATCTGCTTGGCATACTCTCCGCCATCGTAAGGGTGCAGGTATGAAGCAAGTGCTCTTAACTCGATGCCACTAAGGTCAGCACCACAGAGCACCCAGCCCTCTGGCACACCAAAGAGACTTCTGCACTCTTTGCCATACGGAGACCGTGCGCTGGGCACTTGGGCAAGGTTCGGAGATGAATGCGCCGCTCTCGTTGAGGTAGTAGCCAAAGGATCAATGCGGTGCCTTATGCGGCCATCTGCATCCACCTTCTTGAGCCACGCACCCTTGCCTTCTGCCAACATGCCGATCCGCTTTTGGATCAGTTTGAAGTCAGCAAGACGCTTGGCTTCTGGGTACGGTAGTTTGACCAGCACGTTCTCATCGATCTTCGCTTGGCCATTGGGTGTCCACTCTCGTGGCTTCCACTTGTACTTATCAACCAGACAGCGCTGGATGTGAGGGTTGCTGTTGGGGTTGAAGTAGACAGTCTTCTTTTTGACGAACACTTCACCAGCCTTGTAACCCAGTGTCTTGTTGTCACGCTTAGGCAAGAAGTCCTCTGTGACCTCCCATGCTGGGAACAAGTCCTTTAGGTCTTCTTCGATGACATGACGCTTCTGTGCCAGCTCCGCGTAAAGTTCTCCTGCTGCCTTCTGATCAAAGGTCCACCCGTTCTGACCGATCTCCTCACAGATAGAAGCCATGCGGTGTTCGAGGTAGACTGCTTGCTCTGAAGGCTCTGTCTTCATCAGGCTCTTGTAGAGCGCTGCTGTAACTTGAGTGTCTTGGACACAGTAAGAGAGCATGACTTCACTGAAGGCATCCCAGCCTCCATCATAGTCATCTTTGAAGTCACCAAGCCGTAGACCCCAAGCCTTGAGACTGTGGCGTCCCCAGAACTTCTTAGGGAACTTCTCAGCACTCCAGTTTCTCTCTGCATCATCGTTGAACAGTTCGTGGTGTATCATCTTGCTAAGGATCAAGGTGTCTGTGATTTTACCTTTGATCTCGAAGTCTGGGTACACGATCTGAAGGGCAGGGTAGTCGTAGCCCACGAAGTTATGACCTATGACCTCATCGGCTGTCGATAAGAGGTTGAGGCCGTCTTCAATG